GAGAGAGATGCGAACGCTATCGCACAAAGAACTCGTCGTGGAAAGGGTAACATGATTCTAACATCTGCTGATGTTGCTTCTGCCCTAACAATGGCTGGTGTTCTTGACTACACCCCTGCTCTTAATGCTAACCTTAATGTAGACGATACAGGCAATACATTTGCTGGTATTCTTCAAGGTAAGTACAGAGTGTACATTGATCCTTATTCTGCTAACGTTGCTGCTAACCAGTACTACGTTGTTGGATACAAAGGTTCTTCACCTTATGACGCTGGATTATTCTACTGCCCTTACGTGCCTCTACAGATGGTTCGTGCGGTTGGTCAGGATACATTCCAACCAAAAATTGGATTCAAGACTCGCTACGGCATTGTCGAGAACCCATTCTCACAAGGTACAGCACAGGGACTTGGAACACTTACACGTAACAAGAACCGTTATTACAGAAGAGTTAAAGTTACTAACCTCATGTAAGAAGAAAGGATATAATTCCTTTAATAAAGAGACTCCTTCGGGGGTCTCTTTTTTTGTCTAAATATGTTATAATGATTTTGTAATGGAAAGTGTGTAATGGAATTACCACCATATGAGATAAATGGAAAATATAAAATAGAGAACCAATTTCTTTTTCCTACAGCATTATTTCAAATAGAATTAGATGATGTTGATAACAATATTCTAACTGAAAACGCTTATAAACTTTATGCAGAAGATAGAGGTATAAAGGTATCAAATTCTGGTGGTTGGCATAGTAATTTTTGTAATTTTCATGATAAAAATTTTAAATACTTTGAACCTTTAACTTCTAAATTTCAATATATTTTACCAGAATTACCGTTATACCCAAATATATCTAAAATAAATCAAATGAATATTTGGTTTAATTTAAATCGTCGTAATAATATCCATAAAAGACATCATCATATAAACTCAGATTTTTCTGGTGTTTATTATGTTAAAGTTCCTAAAGAAGTAGAAACGGAAGAAAAAGAACAATTTATAGGTATTGATAATAAAATGACCAGTATACCTAAAAAAGATGATTGTGGTAAAATAAAATTTTTTGATCCTAGACAAGCAATATCATATGGAAATTATTTTTATATGTCTAGATATCATAGAACATTTGATATAAGTAGAATGCCAATAGAAGGAACTATGTTTATTTTTCCGTCTGGTTTGGAGCATGAAGTTCTTCCAAATTCTACTGATGAGGATCGGATATCAATATCATTTAATTTAATAGTAGAATAATGAATTTACACCCACAAATTATTGAAGGTGATAAGTATAATATATCTCACCAATTTTTATTTCATACACCAATATTTGAAATACAGTTGGACGATGTTGATAATAATAAGTTGACAGATATAATATATCAATTGAAAGAAGATGATAAAGAAGGTATGTCAGTTTCCAATATGGGTGGATGGCATAGTAAATTTAGAAATGAAAATGATGGTGCTGAATCATTTGATGAATTATTTGAAAATTTAAGATACATATTACCATTACTACCATTTAATCCCAATATAAAAGAATTGGTTTCTATAGATTCTTGGGCAATGATTAATAAGAAGGGGGATTTTAATCTAGTTCACAACCACTTATATGCTTCAGATACTTTGAGAGTAGATTTATCTGCAGTATATTATGTTAAAGTTCCTGAAGGTGATTCGGGTAATATAGCATTTAGAGATCCACGATCAGTAATTAATGGAAATACCTTTGTACATTCTAGATATAATAATGGTTTAGAATGGGAACATAGATATCCAAAAGAAGGGTTGATGTATATTTTTCCAGCATTTCTTGATCATATGGTACGTCCTAATAAAACTGAAGAAGATAGAATAGCAATATCATTCAACTTAACCGTTAGATGACTCTAAATAGATAAAAAGGATAATGGCATCTTCGTCAGCATTTCGCACACAAATTGAGAATAGAAACTATCTTTCATCGGTAGCTTTTAAGTTTAATCTTGCAAAGTATCCTAAAGTTGATTTTTTCTCCAATAGTGCTACAATACCACAATTAACTCTCCAGTTAGCAACTCAAGCAACATATCTAAAAGATATTGATGTACCTGGTGAGAAATTAACTTATGGGGATTTTACACTTAAATTTCTTGTTGACGAGAATATGGAAAATTATCTTGCCATACACAATTGGTTAGAAGGATTAGGATTTCCAGAATCAACAGCAGATTTTAAAAAGATAACAACTGATAGTCAAAATCAAAGAGATTTAACAGAAGCATTTTGTGATGGTACACTTAGAATATTAAATAGTAATCTTAGAGAAATAGCAAGAGTAAAATTTAAAGATTTATTTCCAGTCACCTTGACATCCTTAAATTTTGATGCTACAACTAGTGATATACAATACTTCACTGCACAAGCAACATTTAAATATACAATATACGATCTTACAAGTAGTCTATGAACCTTGATAAAATTCAAGAGATGTGGGAGCGAGATGCTGTCATTGATCCTGATAATCTACATGATGAGTCATTAAAAATACCTCAATTACATTCAAAGTATTATACAGTTTATAATACGATTACTTTGTTGCGTGAAAAAGCAAGAGAGCAATATAATAAAGTTAGATTAGAAAGGCACAATTATTATACTGGTAAAGCACCAGCAGAAGTGTATATTGAGGAACCTTTTGGATATAAGGTAAGAGAAAAGGATGCCATACAAAGATATATGGATGCTGATGAAAAAGTTCAAAAGATAGATCTTAAAATAAGATATTATGATACTACATTAAAGTTCTTAGAAGAGATTATTAAAAATGTTTCTAATAGAACATTTCAAATTAAGAACGCAATAGAATGGAATAAGTTCCAAGCAGGTATGTAAATTATAAATATATGAGTAGATCTAATATTAGAAAATGAAACCTACTCCAAAACAAAGTAAGAAGATCCATGAGAACTATGAGAAAGTTGTAGGACATCTTATTGAAGAAAAGTATGCTGTAGATGCTGAAGCAGCAGATAAGATTATTTCAGGTATGAGTCAGGAATGGTTTGATACTATTTTAAAATAAATGAAATCATTTGACAGATTTAGAAAAGATCTATCCGAAGTGGATAGAAGCATGTCTGGTCCTGGATTAACTGGTCTTGGTCTTAGGGGGTTGTTGAATGTCACATCAAAACCTGCAAGAACAGTTACTTCTTTTGCGTCGTCTACTATAGACAAGTTTAAGGAAAGAAGAAAAGCAGAAAGAGAGTATAAAGACTCAATTAATAAAGGAATACAAAATGTTAGAGATCCTGAAGCTGATAAAGTAGTTGCTGATGCTTCAAAAGATGCTGACTTAGGAAAACTTGATCGTAATCCTCCATCAGGAGAAACTCCAAAGGATACAAGTCCAGAGTTTCAAGAAACTATGAGAGGTTTGGGAAGAGGTAAGAATCTATCTCCAGAAGAGAAATTAAAAATTCAAAGAAAAGCAACTGGCGAACATAAAAAATGGGAAAAAGGTGCTAAAGAAAAACCATGAAAACGTTTCAAGAATTTAGAAAAGATACTTCAGTAAATGAAGGTTGGGGTGCTGTTCCTGGTATTGCCAGAGATATGATTGGAGGTACGATTGGTAATAAGGTTTATGACAACGAAATAAAAAGACGACAACAGAAAAACCCAGATGGGTATACTACTAAAATTGGTAGCGATACCTATAAAGTTCCTCCTGCTAAAAAGAACTGGCAAGGTGAGCTTGCCTCTTACGCAGGTGGCAGTGTTCTTACTAATGCCGCATGGAAATTAGGTAAATGGGGTGTAACTAAAGGAATACCTGGAGCAATTGATGTTACAGGTAAAATAATTACTGCTGTCGGAGCAATGAACAAAATGCATTAAATGTAACTCTCTAAATAATCCTACATTGGTATAGGATTATGAGTCATTTGATTATATCAAAGAAGAATGAAGTCTATTTAAAAGTAGATGCTGAACCGCATGTGTATTATGAACTTGCGGATCAATTTACTTTTGAGGTACCTGGTGCGAAGTTTATGCCAACGTACCAAAAGAAATATTGGGACGGAAAGATA